CCAATACTCGCACGCTTGAGGATTTTGCATCTTATGATTTTAAGATCAACCAAGATTTAAAGCCGGAATGGTTTGATGCAGCAGACGCCGAACTGCGTACTCGCGAGGCTTTGGCGCGTCGTTTTGGAGCGGGTAAAGTAGACCGCGTGGGCAACCTTATGATTCCCGCTAACTCTTGCATCATCTGTGACGCGCTCACCAGCGTGGGCGGCTCCCTCTACATCCGCGCCGATGCCAAGCTCGACGCGCTGACCAGCGTGGGCGGCTACCTCGAAATCAGCGCCGATGCCAAGCTCGACGCGCTGACCAGCGTGGGCGGCTCCCTCTACATCAGCGCCGATGCCAAGCTCGACGCGCTGACCAGCGTGGGCGACTCCCTCTACATCCGCGCCGATGCCAAGCTCGACGCGCTGACCAGCGTGGGCGACACCCTCTACATCCGCGCCGATGCCAAGCTCGACGCGCCAAAGCTCGTCAAAGTCAACGGCAAACCATACAATCCTAACCGTGCAGCACAGAGGACACCATGAACCGCATCGAGTACCTTAAATCCGAAATCGCGCTGTTCGACGAGCGGCTGGAATCTCTCAATCAGGAGATTAGGCGCGTTTCCACCATGCGCAGGGAACTCGCCAGCGAATTAACGCGCCTCGTAATCGAGCAATACAACGGGGAGATACGGTGAACCTCATCGAAGAAGTCCCGCCTGCGCTTTGGTACTGCGAGTTTGAATGCCCGCTGGCCGTGTGCCGCGCCAACTGCCCGCGCCGGACGCCGCTCGATGCGTTCTACGCGGAGCAGGAAACTGAGCCGGTTACACTGCGCGCACCATTCCGCCTGGCAGACCAGATCGACATTCTGCCGGTCCTTCTGGCGGGTGGACTGCTGTTTTTCGGACTGCTGGCTTTACTGCCATGACGGTAGCCGGCGCATACGTTTACGCAATTCTAACCATCGCCCTCGTCGGCTTCGGCCTCAGCGAGTGGCGAGACAGGAGACGCAAATGATTACAGCAGGACAGATTGCAGCAGAATTGAGGCGCATCGCGGATGTGCTTGACAAGGAACCGGAAACCGAACTCGTTCGGCCCAATCTCTATTTCTTTCACGGCTACTCCAACACGAAGGAGAATTTCCTTGCGCTGGCCCGCCTCTTTCCGCGCCCGTTCAAGAAGGGCGACGGTTACAGCCATGACGCGATCATGCTCACACATGAAACCGATGCGCTTGAGGTCTACGCATCCATTGACCGCTCGAAGGTCTGTATCCTTGAGTCGCCCGCGATCCCGGCAAAGTATCGCTGCGAACCGCTGCTCTCTGAGGCCGAAGAGGAATCGGTGACGGCATGACGCGCCCTTATTGCGGTGAATCCGCGGAGGAATGGCTGGGCATCACCTGCCCGGACGACGACGCGCAACCCGGCCTCGACATCGATGATGGCCGCGACGATTACAACCCAGCCCTGGAGCAGTTCTGGCAGCGCGAAATTGTCGCTGCAATGGAAGAGGAATGCAATGGCTACTGAGACGAAGCCCTTCCCTGATTGGGCATTCAACTGGATTGTGATCGTCGCATTCTCACTGCTCACCGTGCTCGCCGGTTGCGGCCTGCACTACTGGTACAACTAGCGCGGAGGGCGCATGAGCACAACACTGTTTGAGGAGAATGATATGAAGCAGGAGACCGCGCTGGCACTGCCCGCGCAGAAACAGGCGATTGCTCCAATTGAACTGATTCAGCAGGCCATCGCACAGGGCACACCACCCGAAGTGATACGTGAGCTTGTCGCCTTGCAGCAGTCGATGGAGAGATTCAACTGGGAGCGCGAAGAGCGGCAGTCGAAGATCGACTTCGATGATGCTCTGAATGAGTGCCAAAAGCAGATAGGGCGCATTGCCGGAAACGTCAAGCGCAATGATACCGGCTCCTGGTGGGCCGACTACGCCGAACTGGACAGGACCGTGCGCCCAATCTACACCGAGCATGGCTTTGCCATCGGCTTTTCCGAGGTGCCCCCCATTTCACCTGGGAAGGTGCGCATCAAGGCAACACTCTCGCGCAGCGGCATCTCAAAGGAATTTTTCAGGGAGATTACGCCGAGCACTACTGGGCCGAAGGGCGGCGTTATGGCAACTGCAACCGATGCAGACGCTATCGCCGGATCGCGGGCAAAGCGGTATCTCATCCTCGACATTTTCAATATCGCGGTGGGCATCGACAAGGACGAAAAGAAGGGCATTCCTAGCACGCTGCAATCACTAGATGAGCGCGCGCACTTGACCCATCTTGACAACATCCACAACGCGGCCAATCGCGGCGAACTGCAACGGCTGTATCTCAACGCGATCAGCGCGGCAGAGGCCATCCAAGACGCCGCATCGATCAAGGCATTCATCTCCGCAAAAGACAAGCGCATGAAGGAGTTAGCATGAGGATCGAAGCAACAGCAACGCCAGTCCTAAGCACAGAACTGGCAACCATCAGCGCAGTGCAGGCTATCGTCCCGGTAGAGTTCTTCAAGCCGGGAGGCAGCGCGGCTATTCTGGAGAATCTCAAAGATGAGGTTCGCAAGCAGGCCGCAAAGCTGGACATCAGCACAGAGACAGGCCGCGTCGCGATAGCATCTCTTGCCCACAAGGTGGCACGTTCTAAGACGGCGCTTGACGACCAGGGCAAAGCATTGGTGGACGGCATCAAGAAACAGAGCGGCGAGATTGACGCCGAACGGCGCAAGGTGCGGGACGAACTTGACGCGCTGAAAGAGGAAGTGCGCAAGCCGCTGACAGACTGGGAGAAGGCGGAGAAAGAGCGTGTTGCCGCGCATGAGGACGTGATCCGCCAGATTGAAGAGCTAGGCCGGTTAGACTGCCCTCTGAATTTGGAAAAGATCGAGGCCCGCGCTGGTAGGATCAGCGTCTTGTCAGACCGCAACTGGCAGGAATTCAAGCAGCGGGCGGCTGGCGCAAAGGCAATGTCGATGGAAAGCCTTTCCGAAGCACAGAATCGCGCAGTGGAAGCGAAACGACTGCGCGAGCAAGCTGAACGGCTGGAAGCGGAAGCCCGTGAGCGCGTCATCAAGGAGCGCGAGGAAGCCGCTGCGAAGGCCGCAACCGCAGAGGCAGAGCGCAAGGCCACAGAGCAGGCGCGGCTTGCGCGTGAGGCAGCGGAACGCGAGCAACGCCGCATTGAGAACGAGCGCATAGAGGCCGAGGCGCGCGCAAAGCAAGCCGAAGCTGAGAAGATTGCGGCGGAAGCGAGAGCGGAGGCATTGCGGCTTGCGGAAGCCGACGCTTATCAGGCACAACTAGCAAAGGCGCGGCGCGAGGCCGAGGAAGCGGAAGAGCGCGCCCAGCAGGCTTTGCGCGATGCTGATGCCCGGCGCATTCGTGAAGCCGAACACGCGGAAGCTGCCCGCAAGGACGCGGAGAAGCTGGCAGAGCAGGATCGCCTTCAGGCGGCAGCCAAAGCCAAACGCGACCAAGAAGCCGCAATCGAAGCCGAGCGTCGCCGCGCGGCCGAAGAGAAGCGCCGCGAACTTGAGGAAGCGGAGAAGCGGGCCAAGAACCGGGCGCACCTGGCCGCAGTGAACCGCGAAGTGCTGGCCGCTATGGTCGCTGTCGGCGCGTCGGACGAACTCGGAAAGGCACTCATCGCGGCAACCGTCAAGGACGAAATTCCACACATGACCATCACATACTGAGGAAACCATGAGAATACTTCGCAACTTCGCACAAGGTACGGACGACTGGTTCCAAGAGCACCTTGGCCGTCTGACCGCTTCCAATGCCGCCGCCATTCTCGACTTTACGCAAAAGGGAGTCGAGGGTTACAAGCGCAGGCTCTACCGGCTGACAAAGGTTGTAGAACTTCTCAGCATGATCGGCGGAGCGCCTAACTATGTGTCCGCTTATATGTTAGGTGGAACCGCCGCCGAACCGCTGGCACGCACGGCCTATGAGCTTGAAGAAAATGTCATGGTGGAGCAGGTTGGTTTCATCGTGGGCGATGATGAGCGTACCGGATGGTCGCCTGACGGGCTGGTAGGCGATGTGGGCGCAATCGAGATCAAGGGGCCGAAGACCACAACGCACCTGGCTACACTTGATTTGGGAGTTATTCCAGAGGATAACTTGCCGCAACTTTGGTTTGACTTCATGGTGAGCAAAAATCTGGAATGGATCGACTTTATCAGCCGCGACGGCGGCATGTGCGAGGACAAGCGCATTATCGCCGAGGCCATGGGAGCCGGGACTGACCTGCGAATCCTCCCCTTGCGATACGCCCAATTCACTATACGTCTGGACCGCTCAGAATGCCTACCGCAGATCGTCAAGATGCGGGAAGCAACCGACCGGATGCTTGCGGACATCGACGCGATGGTGGAGCGCATCAATGCAACATGCCCACCTATTGCACAACAGAATGCGCCGACAGACGCGGTGGACGCAGCACTAGCCCAGGATTTCGCAGACGACATCGCCTGGGCGCAACAGAACCTTTGACCTTTGCGCGGTCAGCGCAGAGCGCGCAGAAAGAAGAATATGGAAGCGAAGTTCAAGGTGACAGCGGAAGAGGCTCAGAGGTTGCTCGACAAGATCGACACCTTTAAGCCTAGTAAATATCCGGCCATGAGTTACGAGAATGGCATCGAAGAGGTACTTCTTTGGCTCCTGGAAGGCGAAGAGAAACCGGAGGTTTAGACCTTTGCGCCCGGGAGCGCAGAGCGCGGTGGGCTGGGTTCTCGCCTCCAGAGCCTGCCCGCCGCAGAAAGAGAGCATGAGATGATGAGCACGCGCATGGAACCCGGCGAGAAGCTGGACGACGCAACGATTGAGGCTGCGAACGCACGACTGGCAGCCAAAGGAATCATCCAATCGCAGACCGGCATCGCACCCGCAATCGACCCGGCGCTGAGAACTGTTCTGCCCAGCGCGGCGGACCTGGATGCGGTGGCAGCCGAGCAGAAAGCGGCAAAGGAAACCGCACACAAGCGGCGCAGCGACTTCGGAACCAAGCGCGGGCCTATCGTGAGCAAGGAGCCGGAAGCGTTCAAGATTGACGATGAGTTCATAGTGGCGCTCACGGCGCAGCAGATCACGGATCTGAACGCGACCGCTGGCAAGCTCTTGGCCTCGGTCGGCTTGCAACCGCACCACCTGACCGTCTCGCCGGAAGAATGGCTGCTCAACGCGCGGGTGCAGAAGCACTGGCGCACGCTGATCGGGAAGTAGCCCCTTGCGCGCGCCTGCCGGGGAGCGTACCAAAGAAAGTAGTGAACATTTCTGTCCACATGTGTATGATTGAGGTATCGTGTCTGTGGCCTTTACTAAGCTGTTCTCTTCCATTACCGCTTCTACCGTCTGGTGCCGCCCGAGCGATACGCGGGTTGTCTGGATCACAATGCTGGCTATGGCGGACCGTCATGGCCGGGTGTGGGCATCCATCCCAGGTCTCGCCAAAGAATCAGCCGTCAGCGTTGACGCTTGTCAAACCGCGATTGATGAATTCCTTGCGCCAGACCCCTACAGCCGAACGAAAGTCTGCGAAGGTAGGCGAATCGAACCAATCGACGGAGGTTGGAGGCTCATAAACCATGCTAAGTACCGTGCAATCAGAGATGAAGAGGAGCGCCGCTTCTATAAGACGGCCAAGCAGCGTGAGTATCGCGCTGTGGACAATGTAGACAAAAGTGGACAAGTGTTGAACGATATGGACGCCAGTGCACATAATGCAGAGGCAGAGGCAGAGGCAGAAGCAAAAGTACAAAAGCCTTCCCGCAAGCGGAAGGCGGATTTTTCGCCTACGGCTCAAGAGGTCGCCCTCTACAAAGCCTACCCCAAGCACACCGCTCCCAATAACGCCTATCGCGCCATAAGGAAAGCCTTAGTATTGAAACCTTTTGATGAGCTTGTCTTGGCCGTGGGGGCATTTAGCCGGAAGTGTTCGCGGGAGGGAACTGAGGAAAAATTCATCCCGCATCCAGCAAGTTGGTTCAATGCGGGCCGGTACGATGATGAGGAATTTAGCCGGGCGAAGAGTTCGCAGGCGTCGGACCCAGGCGCGGCCTACGACCGCAAAGTCAAAGCAGCAATGGCAGAGGTACGGCAATGACGGATTTGACCCTGGAAGCCGGACTGCCCGCGAACACCGACGCCGAGCGAACCATCCTTGGAGCCGTGATGCTTGACTCGAATGCCTTTGTCGATGCTGCTGAGAAATTGGGGCCGGAAGACTTCTCTCTCGATTCCCACCGCCGCATCTTTCTGCGTATGGCAACGTTGGCAGAGAACAGCCAGGCAATCGACATCTGCACTCTGGCAAACGAACTGGGGCGGAACAAGGAAATCGAGATCATCGGGGGTACCGCTTATCTTTGTTCCCTAACGGAAGGTTTGCCGCGCCGTCCGGTAATCGAAGAATACATCCGCATCGTCAAAGATAGATCGGTATCGCGGTCGCTTATGGGAATTTGCTCCATGGCCATCGCCCGCGCCGCAGACCAGAGCGAGACCGGCCTTGAAATCGCCGCTTGGACCGATTCTGCCATAGAAACCCTCATCGAGACCGGCATAGGCGTGTCAGACGCCGATTCTGGGGCAGGACAGGCAGCTTTAGACGCAATCGAAGATTACCGGAGACGCCGGGAAACGCAGACCGAAGAAACCATACCTTACGGTCTAGCTCTTGAGCTAGACCGCATGACCGGCGGCATGTTCCCCGGCGAGATGACGGTGATCGGCGGGGAATCTGGGGTCGGCAAGAGTTCTGCCATGATTCAGGCCATAATGCGGGCTTGCCGAGAGAACAATCCGGCGGTCTGCTACTCGCTGGAGATGACCGCGCGCCAGATCATTGGGCGCATGTCGGCAATCCTGGCGTCGGTTCCTTATCGTTTCATCCGCTTCCCCAAGACCGGGAACCCAGCGCAAGCGGCAGACATTGAGGCCGCGGCATACCGCATCGGCGAATGGCCTCTGCATATCTATGACCGGGCTAGCATGACCATCGGCGAAATATGCGCGTCGGCAAAGGTCCACATCCGCCGGCGGGGGGCGCGCCTTATCTGCGTCGATTACCTGCAAAGGATAAGCGTGCCTGGACAGCGGGAAGTACGCCTCCAAATGTCCCAAGCAGCTATGAAGCTCTCCCAGGCGGTAAAAGGCACGCCGGCGCACCTGATGCTATTGAGCCAACTCAAGCGCCGCGAGGATAACGGATTTCCTCAAATGAAAGACCTCCGCGAGTCTGGCCAGATCGAGAATGAGGCCCACTGCATCGCTTTGCTCTGGCGGGAGTACGACAAAGAGCGCGGCTACCATCTGACCGATGGCAGGATCATTGTTCCGAAGAATCGTTTCGGATTCAGCGGCATGGTAAACACAACCTTCAACACGGATTCAGCAACTTTTGAGTGAGGGAGTATATGGCCTGCAAAGTGATGACGGAATTGATTGATGGCGCGACTACGGCAGGGAAGCTGATGAAGTCCAGCAAGCGGGATCAGCATGTCGTCATGATGTATGCGCAATGGAAACTCGACGCGGAGAGGATGCAGCGCGTCCACGCGGAACTATGCCAGTGCTGTTTCGAGGAGATGGAACTGGCGGAGCGCCTGCGGGCGTAGGGGGGATGGCGATGGGAAATAAGAAGCTGACACCACATTTACCGAAAGACGAAGCGGAGATTGCTGAGAAGGGCTTTTTGGGGAACATCAGCACGAACAAGAAGTTTATCACTGACGGCCATTCGATGTTCATGGCTTCCGACGTAACTCCTGGGATGATCTTCAAGAAGAAAGACCCCTACATTTGGCGTCCAGGGAAACCTCCCGACGAGGCTAGTATGCAGAGAGTGTGGGATGCCGCCGAGGTCCGCGAGGGAGTAGGGGCGCACTTCATCGGCTGCGCCAAGCTGCGTGGGTTTCTTGTAGCTGTTATCCGAGACGAGCAGACTAGATTTTTTGCTGCTGACCCCTACATCTTGGCTCTCTGTTTGACGGCAGTTAAGGCCGACTCGCTTTCCGTTAGCGCGGGGTTGCATTACGAACGCGAGCCTTTGGCATTGCTGCGCGAGGGAAGAATTGTGGCTCTCGTTATGTCGATGCGATTCTCTGAAACCGATCTATCTGGCTACGATCTTTCCGTCCCGGCTGTGCCGCTGTACTCGCCGAATGGAGGCCAGCAATGAGCTATTCTGCATGGGTTCACGTCACCAATTTGTTGCCAGGGGCTTTCGTGTTTCAATCGCAGGGAGGATGGGCGCTCTGCGCTGATTCACTTTCGCCGAACCTGGTCAGTGGGGCAAAGACAGCAGATAAGGCGTGGGAAAAGGCTGCACTGATGCTTGGCTGGAGGAAACCATGAGCGAGTGTGCGGAAGGGAAGCGGCTGCGAGAGCGGCACGATGCGGAGGCGGAGATTGCCAGCGAGCTAAAAGGAACCGGCATGGTAGCGGGCAGGCACATGCAGAACGTCGCCGAGATTTACCGAAAAATGATGGACCACTGGACATGGTGCAACGAGTGCCAGGGGCTTGCGGTGGTCGAGCAGCCGGCGGAGGAGGCGCGATGAGCATACAGCGTTGGAATATCAGGGTAGAGCTATGCGGATGCACTCCTAGCGCACTGTGCTATGAGATTACCGATGATAACGGTCGTTGGGTCAAGCACGCGGACCACGTTGCGGAGATGGAAAAAGTGCTTGAGGCTGTTCGCAGAGAGTTCAACGATGCAATTTTCCACCAAGAATCACACACCGCCGATACATTCATCAATGCTGTAAAAATCCGCCTCGCCGCTCGCGCGGCGGAGAAGGGAGCCTGAGATGGAAGTACGGAAGTATTATGTCTGCGATCAACTTAAGAAAGTTGGTCCCATTGAGGACGAGTACATTGTCAAGCACGCGGACCATGTTGCGGAGATCGCGGCTCTCAAGGCTGAGCGGGACGCTCTCAATGCGCTCATGGAATTGGCTGGTGCCGACATTATCTTCTTCCACTCTCAGGAGTATGGCCCCTTCATAGGACCGGAAACGCCTGAGATTCCGCAAAAAGTGCAATTCTCCGTGATGGTTAACGATTTGTTTGTTCCTGCCGCCGACTCTGAAGGATTTGACATTTCCGAGGCGATTCCCTTGAGAGACGTGTTTCGCAGCGACGGATGGGAGGGCGTTGTACGGTGGGTCCAAAAGAAGCGCGATAACATGCCTTTGCGTCCACACATTGAGAAGAGAGTACGTGAGAAAGAGATTGCCGCGCGCTGCGGAGAAAGGACCGAATGTATGAAAATAGATTGGGAACACAAGCACATGACTGACCTGCGGAACGCCATAGCAACTACCGATGAATCAATCATTTCCGACGAGCAGTTACTCGCTCAGCCAGGAAAAATGTTTAACCGCATCGCCAATCTTGAGCGCCAGCTTGCGGAAATGACGACAGACCGCGATCTCTGGAAGGACGATCACGACGGCGACTGCCCGTACCAGACGCAACTTGCGGCGGCGCAGGCCGCCATCGCGGCGCTACAGTGGACGCCCATCACGATGGATAATCTGCCGCTGAAGGATAGTGAAGTAATCGGTAGGGAAGGGTTGGTGGAGACTGTGAGATACCATTCAGATTTGTTGCGACAGTCATTCGCCTATAGTCGGATGGTTGGCTGGACCCACTTCCGCCCCATCTCCCCACCCGCGCAGGCCCGCGCGGCGGAGGTGTCTTGATTGTGATGAATGCGCCAAAGACGGAGGCCGAGCGCGCATCCGAGCAGCAGGCGGCGGGAGCGAAACAATGAGCAAGATTCCGAAGGCGCTCAGCCCCGGCGAGTGCGCGTTTGCGCTTCATTGCCGGGCTGAGGATTTGAAAGTAGAGCGAGAATACCGCTTCCATCCCACCCGTAAATGGCGATTCGACTTCGCATTTCCGTCTGAGAAGTTAGCGATTGAGATCGAGGGTGGCATGGCAACTTACGGAGCGCACCAGCGGCCCAAGGGATTCGCGGAAGATTGCGATAAGTATAATGCGGCTGTCAAGTTAGGCTGGCGCGTTCTCAGGTACACGACGCGCATGGTAACAGACGGAACCGCAATCAACGACGTGCTGGAGATACTTCCATGAACCACATGCCGCAGGAAAGCAGCCTAAGATTCCTCACCGCCTCCGAACTCGCTGCCGAACGCAGGAGAGCCGTCGAGGATGCCAAGCCGAAGTGCACCTGCCCGGCGACCATCGTGATCGAGGGGGTGGAGTACACGCACAAGCCGGGGCACGGGATAGTGGACTTCGGCTGCTTGATTCATGGCGTGGACCCGCTATCCATGAGGCCGGGCGCATTCGTCGTGGACACGGGGCAGAGCGTGGAGCGCATCGTGGGCAGTTTGAAAGGGAAGGATTGACAATGAGCCAAGACTTCAATGGTCAAAGCAAATGGGTTACGACACGCAAGACGCACGTTTGCGATATGTGCGGAGGGCCGATTCCTATTCAGGAAACAGCCCACTACCATGCCAATGTCTACGATGGAGAGTTTAACGCAGGCTGGCAGCATCGGGAATGCTGGGAGTCCTACTTCACATCCGGTGATGAGGAATGGGAATATGGCTCTTATCCGTGGCCGGAGCGCATCACCGTATGGTGGAAAGAGAATGAGAAGGAATGGGAAGCTCAACGGAAACGCGACCACCCACGAAAGGCCGCACTATGACCGCCCACTCCCTCGCGGAATGGCTCGTGGGCGCGCTCTTTGCCACCGCCCTGCTTGCGGATGCCCTGCGGAGGCTCCACAGGTACCTCGCGCCCCACCGATACGGCACACGGGTCAGCACGAGCGAGTGGCGCGCTCTGATGCGGGAGGCGGACATGGACCTCAAGCCGCCTGTGCGCCGCTACGAGGGCGCGCCAGGGGTGAGCATCACGGTACGGCCGCCGAAGCAGGCCAAGGTGCAGACAATCGACAAGGTGCAGAGGGGGAGAAATGCCGCTAATCGGTAGCGATTTCGTTCCTGTAATACAGGAGCGCACGTCTTACTGCTCTCAGTGCAACGAGGTAATTCCCAAAGGCGCAACCGCCTTAGAAGCTATCAGGGACGGAAAATGCAAGAAGCGCGTCTGTTCGGAAACTTGCCGTCTAGACTTTGACGATGCGTTCTGGAGAACAGCGGCACACAAGCGCAAGATGCGTGGAAGGTGATAGTGTGAAAGCGCCGCCCCGAAGGACGGCGCTGCTCTGGACTCCGCGGCTCCTTTCTCCGTTACGGATTTACTCCAACATTCGTGTACCCGCTCTGGCCATTGGTCATGCCCATTAACGCCTCCCGGCGCTGGGTGGTCAGTGCGCCGTTGTAGCTGATGTGGATGCAGCGATCGAGGCCAGCCTTGTTGCGCTCCAGAATCAGTTGGTCGAACGGAAGATGCGAATACAACCGAAGCCAGTTGAAGATTTCATTGTAGGAATAATAAGAGGAGCCAAAGTCCACCGCGCTGTTCATCTCCAAGTAGAGATGCTGGCTGTCAGCAGCCCCGCCAACGCGCTGGTTGTGCGCCGCATCCCGGTAGCCGTCATGCACATTTATCGGGCCGAACTCGGCGCGAATGGGTTCCAGCAACAGGGTGCATAGCTGGACAGCATTGGCGACGATCTGCGGAGAGCAGCCGGCCACGCCAAGCTCGGTGTCTGCGAAGTGTTCAGTCAGTTGCATTCGTGCCTCCAAAATCGATAGATCACGCTCGTGAAAATGTGCAGTATCTCGAACTCCACCCCACGGCAGCGATTGAAGAAAGCATCCGTGCGCGCGGTTGCCGCCATGTCGGAGGCGCGTTGCTTCTCGATGCGATCCTCATCGTGTTCGGCTGCGTCGGGCGTCATGCTTGGCTTCGCTCTTCCCCGATCGCCTCGTGGTCGGTATAGCCGTTCTCTCGATACTGCGCCCATACCTCACGAGGGGTCTGCGTCCAAAGATCATCAAACAAGAAGTCATATAGCGGCTTGTCATTCGCTTCAACGCTCTTGCTGCATCGTTTTTCCATACGCCTCCTGTTCCGCGCGGACCGTGGGCGATATGCGGTCTACGCCAGGTTCCGCATAAAGGCTCTGCCGAGCAGGCCCGCGCAGCTTGTTGGGGGCCGAATGCACCCCGGAATTGTATCGCGCGGGCTTCCCGGCCCGTTGATGGCAGCCTTCGGATTAACGAAGTTGCCCGCGCGAAATTGACGTGCCCTACGATGTGGGCGGCGTTAGGGGCACAGGGTTCGGCAAGAGCGCCTGCACGCTGGATACTGTGATGGGCGTACCCGACGCGTTAGACCACGCCTTCAGTGCCGTAGTTGCCAGCGCCTCGATAGCCTGTATAACGCCAATAGGCAAGTCCAGCGCCGGGTCCAACGCCTCAACTTCGGCCAGGATGCTGTTGGAGATTTGCTCAACTTCTTCCAAAATGGAGAAAATGCTTTGGATGGTTGCCATTTACTTCACCCCCGAATAGAGCGCCTTCACGTTGGCGATGATGGTTGGAAGATTTGCCAGAGCCACAGTCACATCGGTTTGCGCGGAGCTAAGGGCGGATGCTGTCCCGCCGGCGGCCTTGATCTCCTCGTAGGTAACCATCAGGTTCACGGCAGTGGTCTGCGTGTTCTTCGCCGTGTTGATGGCGTTGTACGCGACAGTGTTGTGCGGGATGGCTGTCCCGGCCTCGTAATCGGTTTGCGCCTGGTTGATGACGGCCTGACTGGTTGACAGCGTTTGGAAGGTAGCTCTTTCCCAACTTGTGCAGCCAACTGCTGCAATTGCTACCAATGCCAGAACTGCGGAGATTGCGATTCTCTTCACGGTGTTGCTCCTCTCGGTGGGTTACTTCGTTGTGGCCGCGCTGATCTCGGCGGCGGTTGGTGCTGTTGCGGTGTCTTTCATGATGGTCTTCGATGCGGCCACCATCCCGGCTGGACTGTGCGAGGTCTTGTACGTCACGTAGATGCCCGCCAGCGTCACGATGGCCGTGCCCAGGTCGGGGTTGGACTTGAAGAACGCCAGCACGAGCGCCTTCGCCTGCGGGTCCGCCACTATGATACCTGCCGCTACAGCGAGGAACGCGGCGATGCTGTGCGTACTCCAGTTGTGCGCCTTGAACCATGCCGATAGCCAGTTCATCTCTTGCCTCCCTTGGTATCAACAGACACCAGGCGGATGTCGATCAGAGCCAACAAAACGATAATGATGCAAGCATGTGTTGCGGTCATGGCTTCGGCTCCTTGCGCGACTCCGCATTCAGGCTGTGCAGATTGGCGTCCGCGAGGCGTTGGAATGTTGTTTCATCTCGATTTCCGCCCGCACGCCAACCTGCCAAATAGTACGTCACCGCCAGCACGAACAAATCGTTCAACGAAATGCCGAGACTCTCCGCCAGCTTCTCAGCCTTGCGCTTCGTCTCGGCATTCAGTCGGAAGTTGATCTTGGCACGCTTCGGATTCATTGTGGCCCCATTATGCGGCCATTCAAAACGGTTTGTCAATCCCAGCCGCAACTATTTTTGCAGGGTGGCGCGAATCTCCTGCACGCCGACGAGGTCCACCGTCCGGGCCCACTTGACTAGGGCGGCGCGCATCGTGGGCAGGGTCATGTAACTGGAGGGCGCGGTTACGCACTGCACGGGCGGCGGTGGCTGTCCACCACCAGGCCCGATTGCGGGCGGTTCACCTACCCTGTGTACCGAATGTTTCTTCGCCATGGTATTCTCCTGTGCCCGCGTCCTGCGCGGGTGGTTGATTGAAGGCGGTTGAGGCAGCGGGTTCAACTTGAGCGATCTTTGGCAGCTTGAGTTCGCCGCTTTTTATTTGCCGATGGGCGTCCAGGTAGGTGAGAATGGCAATCATCGCCCCTAGTATAGCTACTGCCCACATGAGCCAGAATTGACGGTTGCTTTGAACCGCGTGGTACTTTTCCAGGGCATCTTTGGTCTCACTCGCGCGGGCCGCTAGGGAGTCTTTGATCTCCTGATCTCGTTTGTTGAGTTGCTTCTCGCGTTCCACTTCGGTGGCTCGATGCTCTGCAAAGAAGTCGCGGGCCTCGGTCTGGAATGCGCGGAAGTTGGACACCCCGTCTTCCACGCGCTTCAAGCGCAAATCAGTGGTAGCCACGACCGTATTGACGGCCCCGGTAAGTTCAGTAAGGGCTTGGCATCCTTCGCTGCAATCTCGGAACTGGCCCATCTCGTCCATTCCTCGCCTCTCAATCCGCCACCCTCGCGGGCTTGCTATTACTGCACTAGGCGGTTACTGCTTCGGTTTCGGCACCCTGCCCTGCCCTTTCTGATACTCCAGAACATCTTCCAGATCAGGTTCCGGGATGTCTCTCGCCTTCGGAAGCGGTTTCGGATGCTGCCCGCCCACCTGCGGCTTCTTCGGCGGCTTGGTCATGGCGCTCCCTACGGTGTTGATTTGAATGTCACGGTTTGCATATCAACAGGAAATCCAGGAGCGTTGAAAGAACCATACTGGAATGTCGAAGTTGTTGATGGGACATACCCATCGACAACATACATACAGGTGCCACTATTGGCTCTAGCATTCATCGCCGGGTTGAATGAAATTACCTGACCCCAACTACAGTTTCCTCCAAACGTAACCTGCAAATCATCCGCTGTAGCCGTCAAAGTTGGTGAGGTACACCAAGCGTTTCTACCGCAAGCATTGCCAGCTTGAGCCATACCGCTTCCGTCAACAGTAACAGTGCCGCTTGGATGGTATTCCATGGCGAACAGTTCTACCCCGGAAGAACTTCCGCCCGTGCAAGACACACTCAGAGTG